TCCAATGATGACTGGCAAGCACCTGTAACTTATCCAAGTGTTACAGAAATAAGTTCTAATACTGTTTTAATATCTTGGAATGAAGATAATGAAAAATGGTTAGGTAAAACTTATACAGGTGATGATGGCGAAACTATAACCAACTACGAATGGGATGCCTCTAATACGCAATGGAATGAGGTTTAATTATGGCTAATGCTAATGGTGGACTTATAGGTGTAGATAATCCAGCAGTCGTTCAACCCGAAGTTATCACAACATTTAATTCTAGTGGCACTCTAACAACTACTCCTTATACAACTGCTGTTGAATACTTAGTTGTAGCAGGAGGAGGCGGTGGTGCTGGTCGTTATTATGGTGGCGGAGGTGGTGCTGGAGGATTATTAACAGCTTCAGGCAATCCAGTATCAGGTAACTCACCTTATCCAGTAACAGTGGGTGGCGGAGGTGCTGGTGGTGGTGTAGGTGCTAATGGAGCTAAAGGTAGCAATTCAGTTTTAGGAACACCCTCTGCAATTACTTCAACAGGTGGTGGTTTTGGCGGTGCTGATGGTGCTGATGGCGGACCAGGAGGTTCAGGTGGTGGTGGAAGTGGTACTTCTTCTCCTGGTACTAGCGGAGGATCAGCAACTCCAGGTCAAGGTAACGCAGGAGGAAATGCTCCTGTAACAGGCTCAAATGATACATCAGGTGCAGGTGGAGGAGGCGCAGGTGGAGCAGGAGGAAATGCTACTCAAGGTACAAATGGACCGACTTTAGTTGGTGGTGATGGGGGAGCAGGATCAGCAAGTTCAATTACTGGAGCTTCAGTTACTTACGCAGGTGGAGGCGGTGGCGGTGGTTATTACCAAGCAGCAGGTGGAACAGGTGGTTCAGGCGGTGGTGGTAATGGAGCAGGTCCACCAGCGGCAGCACAAGATGGTACAGCAAATTTAGGTGGTGGAGCAGGCGGTGCACAGCACACCAGTTCTCAACCTGATGGAGAAGGTGGTTCAGGTGGTTCAGGTGTCGTTATTGTTAAAGAACCTGCAGGTTCAAGTGTAGGCTCTGGAATATGGGATATGAATTCAGTATACGATGCTGTTAAAGCAGGAACATGGAGTAGCTAATGCCAAGATTAATAGGAGCAGCACAAACAGTTACATCTGGAACACAATCAGAGCAAATTACAACATTTAATTCTACTGGTACTTTAAATACACAACCCAGAACAACAGAAGTTCAATATGTCATTGTCGCAGGAGGAGGTGGAGGTTCTTGTGGTGGTTTAAATGGTTCAGGCGGAGGAGCTGGTGGTTATCGTTCATCAGTACCCAGTGAATCATCAGGTGGTGGAGCATCAGCAGAGTCTTTAAGTCCTGTTAATGGTGGCTCACCATACCCAGTTGTTGTTGGTGCTGGCGGTACTGGATCTGGTCCGGATGGTAATTTTTCAACCGCAGGAGCAACATCAAGTTTTAATGGTATATCCACAGTTGGCGGTGGCGGTACAGGAGATAGAACTTACTCAAATCCCGGAGTTCAAAATGGTGGCTCTGGTGGTGGTGGCGGTGGCTATGGCGATGCAGGTGGTACTGGAACTGCAAATCAAGGCTATGCTGGGGGTGCTGCTAAATATACAAATGGTAGTGATAATGGTGGTGGTGCTGGTGGAGGTGCTGGTGGTGTTGGAGAATCTTGTCCTCCATCTGTATCAGGCAATCAAGGTTTTGATGGCGGTGTCGGTGTAGCATCTTCTATTACTGGTTCACCTGTTTATAGAGGTGGTGGTGGTGGTAGCTGCGGAAGATTTAGAAGTGAAAATATAGGATTAGGTGGAAATGGTGGTGGCGGTAATGGTGCTTACTATTTTTCAGATGGTAGTGGTGATATACCTGCACCCCATGCAATTCCTACTCATCCATCAGGCTCAAGTGGAACTGTAGCACAAGCAGGAACTGCTAACACTGGTGGTGGTGGAGGTGGTGCTTCAATTGGTACACCTGCAGCTAATCCAGCTGGAGGTAATGGTGGTTCAGGGGTTGTTATTATTAAAGAACCACAAGTAAACTTTGTAGAAGGCACTTCAAGCTGTTGGGATTTAAGACAAGTCTTTAGACAAGTCAAAGCTGGTGATTGGGTTTAAATAAGATATAAATTTTGAATTTAAAATACTATTACTGGTTCTTTCAATCAGCCATACCTGCAAGAATATGTGATGACATAGTTCTTTATGGTCAAGAGCAAGATAAACAAACTGCCCTCACAGGTAATGCTAGCAATAGTGAAAAAAAACTTACTAAGTTAGAACTTAAAAACATTCAAAAAAAACGCAAGTCTGATGTTGTATGGATGTCTGATAGATGGATATACAAAGAAATACAACCTTACATACATGAAGCAAATGCTAATGCTGGTTGGAATTTTGAATGGGATTTTAGCGAGTCTTGTCAGTTTACCGAATATAAAAAAGGTCAGTTTTACGATTGGCACTGTGATTCATACGAAGAACCTTATGACAATCCTGAAAATGAAAATACACACGGTAAGTTAAGAAAACTTAGTATGACTGTATCACTAACTGACCCTGAAGAATATGAAGGTGGTGATTTAGAGTTTGATTTTAGAAATACAGACGAAGGCTCTCAGCCAAGAATATGTGAAGAAATTAGAAAGAAAGGTAGTGTTATTATCTTTCCATCTTTTGTTTGGCATAGAGTCAAACCAGTAACTAAAGGAATACGAAACTCTTTAGTTTGTTGGAATTTAGGTTATCCATACAGATGAGTTTTAATAAAAATAAATATCAAGTTATCAAAAGCGCTATATCAATAGAATTAGCAAATTTTTGTTATGAATACTTTTTAAATAAAAGAGCAGTAGCAAGACATTTATTTGACGAAAGATACATATCACAATTTACTGAATACTTTGGGGTATGGAACGATCAACAAATACCTGAAACTTATTCGCATTACGCAGACATTGTTATGGAAACTTTGCTGCAACATGTAAAACCTATTATGGAAAAAGAATCAGGGGTTAAATTAACTGAAACTTATTCTTATGCAAGAATCTATAAAAAAGGTGATGAGTTAAAAAGACATAAAGATAGATACTCTTGCGAAATATCTACCACTATGAATTTAGGTGGTGATGATTGGTCTATATTTTTAAAGCCATCAGGTGAAGAAGGTAAAGATGGTATAGAGGTTAAATTAGAAGCAGGTGATATGTTAATGTATCGTGGTTGCGATTTAGAGCATTGGAGAGAACCATTTAAAGGTAAAGACTGTGGGCAAGTATTTTTGCACTACAATGATAAAAATGGTAAAAATGCTAAAGAAAATAAATTTGATGGTAGACCTATGATTGGATTACCAAGTTATTTTAAAGGAGTTAGTTATGTGGAAAAAAGTTAAAGACTGGTTTATGAGTGGCTATGAAAGAGTTAGAGCTAGAAATAGCAAAGGTCAATACATTAAAGATGATCCTAAAACTAAAAAAAACGAAGCCTATACTTTAAGAAAAAAGAAAAAGTAACATGGCTACTGCTAGAGAGTCATTTGCAAAAATAGCTGCACACGAAAGAGAGTGCACTATTCGATATGAAAACATCGAAAAAAGATTAGATCAAGGACAAGTAAGATTTAATAAACTAGAAAATATGATCTGGGGATTATATGTTTTACTTATTACATCAGGAGTTATAGCAGGTATATTTTCATGAGCAGAGCTAAAAAATCAACAGTAAACAAAGCAGGTAACTATACAAAACCTACTATGCGTAAAAGAATATTTAATCGTATTAAAGCAGGTAGTAAAGGTGGTAGAGCTGGTCAATGGTCTGCTCGTAAAGCACAAATGTTAGCTAAAGCATATAAAAAAGCAGGTGGCGGATATAAGTAATGTCTTACTTAATCAGCAATATACCGCATTTTAAATGTTGGGTTAGAAAAGAATTTACTACTAATCATCAACATGGTCATGGAGAATTTTTACACGCATTAGCTATAGCTGTTAATACTATTCCTGATAGGTCTTTAAGTTTTCAAGTTGTATTTACTGGTTGTGAAGCTGGTGAAGATGAACAAAATATACATGGTGGAGCAATGTGGGCAAGGATGCCAATACAAGCATTGGTTGCAGATATACCTGTTGAAGAGTGGGCATTGCCAATGGAAGATCATTTAGCACAGCCTTGGGATTGTGAAGCTAGAAATCATTCTGTATTAATAATGGATAGAGTAAGTTCTAGTCCTTGGATATGTAAAATTGATAATAATTTTTATCAAGGCAAGTATTTATTTACTGTAGATTATACTGACAACTCTATTGCAGATTGTCCTGCTCAACATAAACAGTCTCATGTAATTTACATAACTAAAGATTGTCCTTGGAAAGGTAATGTTGTAGCACTTCCAAATAATAGAGTAAGAGCTACAAGTCCTGCTTTATGGGTAACAGGAGATGGACCTCCAGACTTTGCACCATCACAACACATACATTCAGCAGAGGGTCATGAAAGTTATTTAGACCCATTAACAACATTTAACAACTTATATAGTGAACAAATTGAGGAAGATTAATGCCATTAAAAAAATCACAAAGGTCCTTAAAGCGTTGGACTAAACAAAAATGGACAACTCCTAGCGGAAAAAAATCTTCTAAAACTGGTGAAGTTTATGCACCAAAAGCTCAAATAGATAGACTTAAATCAACTTC